TTTGACAAGTGCCATGCAGATTGCGACTTCGTGAGGCTCGATGTTACGTTCAAGGTAGGCTGACCAGAGTTTGGCGATTCGAAGGTGATTGAGAGCTGCCAAGCCGTAATCTTTACCGCGGTCTGCGATGAGGTCTTGGGCTTCGTTAAGGATGTCATTAGCGCGCATTAACACTCACGCGCTGACTGTTCTTGCCAATAGCCAAGCCTTCACGCTTGCCCTCTGTAAAGCCTTTGCCCCAGCCCACAATAAACCAAAGGACATTGGCTAGCATTAATAAAACAATTACTGGTACTTGTAGATCCATTTGTTTTGCTCCCGTTCTTGTAAGCATTGTTGCTTACTGGATTACGGTCTCACATCTGGCAGACAATTACACGTTTATTTTGATAACGAAACGGTAACGATTTAGCCCCAGCGCCTGCCTTGGTAAATGAAGGATCCATCTTTAGGATCGATTGGGATAAGTTCAGGCGTAAAGCGCTTACCATGCAAAGTACCTACGACAAAGCCCATCTGCCAGTTAGCATAACCCTTTGTGTAACCCATACCAGGACTTGAGAGGTCTACTAGGTTGCCAACCTCAACACCCCAGACAATACGCCCATAACGCCCTCCAGAGGCTTCTGAATGGGCTGAAAGTCCTAGTCTGTGAGTGTGTCCAGATACAATTGATTTACCCATACGCATAGCACCATTTAGGGCTGTTTGTCCAGGCTTGTTTGATAATGGGAAAGCATCTCCATGGCAAGTATGCCAACCAGGAGCAAAGTCAAAGCCGTTTGGATGGTATTTAATGCCAGCCTTGTCGTATCCCATAAACTTGTCATAGCGCAGCTCTGGCAGATTCATAAATGCCGGTAGTCTGCGAGATAAAGACTTGTAAACACGCGCTCCATGATTGGAGCCAACTACATCAGTAACGCCCAGGTATTCGAGAATCTCTAAAGTAAGTTTGCGATCCTCATCGATGTTGCCTTCCACCTCTTGCCAAGGTTGAGCGAATCCACCAAGTTGAGGTAGATCAATCTCGTCACCGATACAAATGGTTTGGTGAGGCTTGTAAGCCCTTAAAAACTTGCCTAGATTCTTGACTGCTGCTTCATGAAAGAACGGGGCTTGAATGTCTGAAATCCAAGCAATTCTTTTGACTGTCATTAGTCCTCGTCATCGTCCTCATAGTCACCAAACCGCTCTGGCTCGATAGGGTCTGGCAAGATCCAACCTGGATACGATTGAACGTCAGTTATCATAAACAACGCTAAACCCTCGTTAAAACCAGCCTTGCGCAAAGATTTGTAATACTCATGTAACCCAATGCAGTAAGCATCGAGTTTTGAGTAGCCTTGATCCTCTAGCGCCTTAGTCGGTTTTCTTGCCATGTGGATAAGTGTCCCTTACTTCTTAAGCAATTCCATCATCTGTTCTTGGCGTGTCTCTATTCTTGCCAATCGGTCTGCGAGAGATGATCCACCATTCGGTGTAAGAGTCCACAACCAACCGCGAACCAAATAACGCAAACCGCCAACAACAATAGTAAGCGTTGAGGCAATAGCGAGAACCAATCCCGCCCAATCATTAGCGGTCACCGTAGACCATAGGCTTCATCTTTAGGATTCAACCAACGCATAACTGGTGGGATTGTTGCCAATGCTCCAGCGTAAGCGATGTGCTTAAGGTTAGTCTCTCCTGCAGCGACAAGTGCAAGAGCAGCTGTTAGGAACGCTCTGCCCCAACTTGCTAGCATCTTTTTTAGGTCTTGGCTCATCTGTTCCTCCTAGTAACGGGATGTTAAAAAACTTCGAATCCGTATCGCCAGCCTTTGTAAAACTGACGTGGATGTGCTTGGTGTGTGGATTGACTCCCGTGTATTTGCGCCAGCGCCAGAGGCTTCTAGCGCTTGCAATCTTGTGATTAAAGATGACATAAGCAATGCGTTTATCTGTTCGGGCTGCAATTCGTATCTGGTCGGCAATGTAAGCAGCTGTAGAGGCTTGTTCATTGAAATCAGCATCGAGATCGATAGCGCGGACGTACCCTGTATCAGGGTCAGGGTTATGATCGCTCTTTCGGGTTGATTGCTTTGCATCTCCGATTGTGCCGTCAGAGTGACGCTTTCGATCTGGATAAGCATCGTCTGCCTGTTCTCTTAATTGGACAACTGATTTCGATAAACGAGGTTTCATTAAAGCCCAAGAGCCTTTAGATCATCTGTTGTCAAACCAAGAGCTGCTAATTTTGCCTGAGCTGCTTCTTTCGCTGCGATTGCATTTGCTTCCTTTTCGGCTTTCCAAGCATCTGCTTGAGCAAAACCAGCCTCAAATTGAGCCTTAGTAATAGGCTTGATGCCTTCATCATAAAAAACACTAGAGAAATCATCGCCTTGAATGTAATACCCGCCCTTAGGAAAGAAGTATGCCATTACGTCTGAACCTGTTGCCATTATGCACCGACTTCCATAAGAGTGATTGTTGAAATTGACGAATCTATGTTGATGTTCATTGTTCCACTTGCACCATTTCGTCTAAATTGAACTTTATAGGTAGTTGCACTTGTTGTAGCAGGTGAGTCAAGATAATTGGTTGCTGTTGATGTTGTTTGGCTTGATGTTGAGCCTGTGTTCATAATGTTTTTTTCAAACTCATGAATTGATGTTGAATCGCGCATCACCCGAAATCTCGCGGAAATGTCGGCTGCTGATCGATACATTCCAGCGACTGTAACCATAATTAAAATCTTGGACGTAGATGACGTTGGTGTTATGTCTAAAGTAATACCTGTGTCAGCATAAGTTTCCGTGCTGTTTGATGTTAGTGTCGAATAGGTCTGTTGCAAAACCTGCAAAATCTTTCCACCACCAGCAGGCGCAGCCCATTTTAATCCACTTGCTGTTGTTGAATCAGCAGTTAAAATTGTACCGTTTGCTCCGACACCAAGTCGTGCATCTGCAGTTGTAAAGGTAAATAAATCACCTTTAGTTGTTAATGGTGTTTGATCTGCTGTTGTTGCCCAAGCAGGTACACCACCGACAACAGCCAGAACCTGTCCATTTGTGCCAATAGGTAAACGAGTGTTTGTATTAGCAGTTGATGAACGGTACTCAATGTCACCAAGAGTCGTTGATGGATTTAACGCCTTTGTGGTTGTGTCAATAGAGGAGCCAAGCGTACGAATAGCAGCTGCGCCATCCTTAACGAGGTCGGTATCGTCTGGTGTTTCCCAAGAGTAGTTAGTTGTCGTTGCCATGTTTCTCCTTTATCAGGCTACTATTGTAGCGTTAATCCATTCGAGGGTTGGGCTTAATGTGTTCCATGTCTCGGCTCCTGAGACTCCGTTCCAACGAGTGGACTGGAGGCTGTAAGCCGTTGGTGAGACAGTTAAAGTTAAGTAAAGAGCATTATAACCAGCGTTAAAAGTCCAGCCCTCAACAAAGCCCTGGAATTGACCATTAGTGATGTTAGAAGGTAAATCGGTTATGTTTACCGGTAAGCCCATAAAGACTTCTAGTAAAGCATCTCTGTCTGTATCATCAATCTCGGGGCTAGCAAGTGGAAAAGTAATTGATTTAAACTGAGCCTGTGGGAAAGCGCGTAAGGCTAGATAAAACTCAGCCTGATGCAAAGCATCGTAATCATGCTCTAGCGATGTAGTGATCTCGTAAGCCTGTTGTCCATAGATGCCGATTGATTCAGCATTAGATGCAGACTCTTGGGCATTAGCCTTGTAAGTAATAGTCACGTTGTTGCGGACATCGCCTGAGCGCTTTGAGGTTCTAACCCCGCGAGCCAAAGCATGATTACCGGTTAGATCCACATAACCGTTAGTGGCAAGATAAGAGCTGCGCCTAGTACTGTCGGCATACCCGATTCTGCCCTGTGAGTCCTCGTAGAGATAGCCAAGTCCTGATGTAGCCAAAGAGGATACAAGGCTGTAAATGTCAGTTGTGCTTGATGATCTGGCAGTTAATTCGTAATCACCTGGTTGATCAATCTCTCCAAGCCCAGAGTTCTCAGCATTAGCCCAGGTTGTTGTTGGGTCGTATCCAGCCCAAGTTTCAGCAGCTGGGACTTCATTCCAAGTATCAAACAGCGCTTCACTAAGAATCGTGTAAATCTGATCGCCATCAAAGTCTTTGCTTAAAACACCCTCTGTAAGGGTTTTAGGCAGTTTGGAAAGAGCACCTAAGGCAACTACCTTGATTCGCTCTGAAATAGCCGTAGATGAGGCTTGAGTGACTTCTACATCGATGTCTGTGACATAGCCACCAAACAAGTTTACAAAAGTGCCAGATGAGTCTTTGACTTGAATGTTGATCTGGTCATTGATGTCCATCTCAATAGGAGATAGATCCAAGTTAAGAATCTCAACATTGCAGTAACCGGCATAAGGTTGTGAATAAATGTCTTGACGACCAGAAGTAATCGTAAGGTTAGCAAGGGTAAGGTTTGTGTAACTGCCTCCACCGTTGATTGTGAGGTTCCACTCAGGAGTCCATTGACTCATGCGATTAGAGCCGATCCAGCGCCACCGCCACCGCGATAAGAGGACTCGTTAATAATCTCTACAATCTGACGTGCTACGCCTTCTTTGTCCAAGGCTCCAGTTACATTGATGTTATACACGGGAGCCATTGAAGCGTTTTCAGCCATACGGAATCGTCCGACATCGAATGACCCAACAGCAGTTGATGCAGCTGCTGCGCTAGATGCAACCTTGGCTACTGAACTAGCACCGGATGTTGTGCCACCTGTACCAGTCGAGCCAGCACCTGCGGGGCTTGAAATCGTTGGCGGTGTGTAGGTTGGAGTGCTGACCTTTGGCGCTGAAACTGTTGGCTGAGTAAATGAAGGCTTAGAAATAGTTGGAATGTTAGGCAAGATTGGAATTGCGTTGTAAGCCTTGATAAGAGCATTAATGCCGTCAATGGCTCCTGAGACAAGATTACGGATTACGTTAATAACACCACCTACGATGTCCACGACACCGCCTGCAATTTTTGCCACAAACGAGATTGCTCCACCCAAAGCAACCGTAAATACTGGCACGATGTAATCAACAATAAATGAACCAAGTGCCTGAAAGGACTCCTTGTTTCGTTCGATTGCTTCTTTAAGTGGATCAAAAATCTTTATGAACTTTTGAAAGTCTGGAATGACTTTATTAACAATTAGGTCAATTAACTTCTGGATAATAGGCAAAAGGTTATAGCCGATTGTTTCAACGCCTTCATCAAAGGCTACCTTCAAACGATCCATACGACCCTGGAAAGTCTCAGCATTCTTAGCAGCTGCGCCACCAAATAGATCGCTAAGTTTTGTCTGAACCTGAGTAAAGGACATTGCCTTTAATTCAGCAGCAGTTAATCCAATACCCAAACGACCAAGAGCAGCGCTATTGCCGTCATAGGCTTTGCCTAGAGCATTGGCTACGCCTTCAAGTGGCTTGCCTGTCTGTGTGGAAATGTCAAGAGCAAGAGATAGTAAATCCTGAGCCTTTGAAACATTGCCAGTTGATAAAGCCAAACGAGCAAGGGCTGGACGAAGCGAATCATCAGCAACGCCAGTAGCGCGAGCCATCTTGTCGATGGAATCCTCTGTAGCTGCAATCTGGGCTTTAGTTGCGTTTGTTGCGTTCTCTAATGCTGAGGCTAATTTAACCTGGCTTTGTTCATCGGCTAATGCAGCCTTAACGCCATCAACGCCAATCTTAACTGCATAAGCACCGGCAGCAGCAGCAGCCGCTAAAAACGCTGCACCTGCTACCTTGCCAAACTTTTCTAACTTGCCAGCGGATGTTTCGACATCACCATTGGCAGCCTTTAACTTCTTATTGAGATCATCTACATCAGCAAGGATCGAGAGTTTAAGGGTTCTATTACCTGCCATTAATCCCACTCCTTCAAAATCTGACTAAATGCTTCCTCCCACTTACGAACTAGATCCGGCTGGATCTGTCGTAGTGTTGGGTAAATAAAGTAACCGGAGTTACCTCTACCCTTGTTTGGCGTACGAGTTGGGAACTGCTTAAAACGATTAGAACCAAACTCCATACCATAAAGTAAATCTAAAGTTGAACCGCCACCGCTAAACTTTTGACGAGCAAATCCATAACTGAACTCACCAATCTTGGATGACGGACTTACTTTAACTCCATCAGCAATACGGCGAGCAGCAGTCCCTGAAACCGTACGAGTCGCTGCTGCGATCTTAATTCGGTCAGCAGCAAATTGAGCAAGGTTAGAACTTTCCTTTTTAGCAGCTTCAACGGCTTGATCGTCCATAGCCTTGAAAGCCCTGGTAATACCGCGTAAATCTGATTTGTCATAAGCGATCTTGACTTCATCTGCCATCCGATCGCTCCTTTAAAATCTCTATCGCTGTTAAGACATCATCCGCATCGTCCCAGTATTGCATTGGTATCCCC